CCTCGGTTTATGCGGGGGACCCCAGCAGAGCAATTTGGTCCGACACCCCAACACCCGCAAAGTTCACGGCAGCCCTGGCTGTCGACATATATCTCCACAAGACCCAAACTCAGGCCTTTGGTCCACATCAGGTGGCCGAGGTCGCTTTCGAGTTGGGAATTCCATTGGTGTACGTCGTCACTCAGGATCTGTCCGAGCTTTACGGTAGCCATGTCCACTACGCCGAAATGACCACCGCCGATGAGCGCCGCCGCATCACCTCTACAGAAGGCTCTTGGGAGTCCATTGAGATTGACGCACGCCGCCACGTTGTCTTCAAGCCCGATCAGGGAACATTGCCATACCCGCCCCATGCTTTTCATCGCTGGGGAGGCACGGAATGTGTTGCCACCTCTCATGGCTTTCTCCATGTCCATCAAATGACTTCCCTAGGTTTTTACCAGATTTTCGTTTGCCACTTGGAAGAGGAAGCCCCAGAGAGGGTGCAGCTCAACCCGCCGCCCGTAGCGCGCTATCGCAACATGCCCTGTGACCAATATGCTTGGGTCAGAGACATCGTCAAACTCACGGACGAGATCGCCTCATTGATTCCTCGTGCCCTCCTCGCTTCTGCCACAGGAGTTGGGACCTCAGATTTCCTCAAAACCGCTCGGCCTGGTGGCCTTATTCAGTTAATGGCATGCGTCCAGTTGATACTGACGCTCTGGCCGTGCTGTCCACCACATTTGCCGGCAAGCAGCTCCACGGTCGGTCTTTCACCTCGATGATTGCCACGGCTGAGCGCATCGTCGCCCAAAATCCACTCCTGGAAAGTCGCTACCCGCAGATTTCCTCCGCCATGGTCCTCAACACGGTCTTCACCTATCTCGCTTCACGTCCCGAGGACGGCTTGATTGAGGCCTGTTCGGGACTTTGACCACAAGGCGGAAGTCAAGCGTGGCCAATTGAGCTCCGGGAAGATTGAGCCGACCTTCCTTGCTTCCTATGGAAGGCCTTTGTGCATCGCAGCCGCCGCTGGTGTCCTCGCTTTCGCCTGGTGGCGTGGATGGCTCTCCCCCAGTGAAGGCCCTTTGGCCTCAGCGCTCCGCGGTTTTCGTCTGCAATGGGTAGAGGACCTTCCCGTCGGCCCCCTCAAGACCAGCCTCGACTTCATGACCAGTAAGGCGCACTTGCTCGGTACCGCATCCGAAGAGTTGTTCAAATATTCTTTTGGATGGGTGGGCAACGTGATTCTCAATGTTCTCGAGACCGTTAGTTCTTTCCAAGGTCGCCAAGCCATGGGCCTGTCTACGTCCCTCCGTGACATGGCCGTCGTCCGCGGTCCTGCCATAGCTTTCCATCTCCTCACAGGATTGGCCTACACCGTTTTTGGTTTCAAAGCGCTGCCAATCGCCATTCCAGCCCACTGGGCTTTTAACGGCG